CAGGCATATATAATATAGTCAATCCTGGCGCTAAAACTGCACAAGATATACTCAATACTTGTAGTAGTTATATTTATAAAAAGAGATTTTACTCAACAGATGATCTTTTGTCACATAATATTATGAAATGTAGAAGAAGCAATTGTGTATTATCAGTAGATAAAATAACTGAAGCGTTAGGTAGACCTATACCAAGTGCTCACCAACGACTAATTGATGTTGCAGCAGCAAATAATTTATGAAAGGTATTATACTAGCGGGGGGCTTAGGCACTCGAATGAACCCAGCCACGAGCTCAACAAATAAACATTTACTTCCGGTATATTCTAAATCAGGAGCAACGCCAATGATACAATACCCTGTGAATACATTGAAGTCGCTTGGTATAACAGACATTTTAATAATTACCTCTCAAGAGCACTGCGGTAAAATAGTCGAGTATTTGGGGGATGGATTTGCGAGCGGGTTAGATTTTTCTTATAAAATACAAGACATGAGCGATCCATCGAGACCCCCTGGAATCGCAAGCGCTCTTAAGCTCTCCCAAGGGTTTACAAATTCTGAAGACTTCATAGTGATCTTAGGGGATAACTTCTATGAAGAGGACAACAACATAATTAATTTCATAAATATGTGCTCCAACTCTCCAGATGTAAAGTCTGGCTTATTTTTATCACATACTGACGAATGGGAACGATTTGGTATTGCTAAATTTGATGGTTTTACTGACTCTGTGATAATTGATATAATAGAAAAACCTAAAACATTTATATCCGATTCGGCAGTAACTGGGATGTATTATTATACATCGCAAGTTTATACAGTTGCAGATCAGCTGAAACCTTCTCTTAGAGGTGAATTAGAGATCACAGATATAAATAAGTATTATGCAAATCGTAAAGAAACTGAATGGTATGCATTTAATAATTTCTGGTCAGATATGGGTACTCCAGAATCGATGATTCGTACTCAAGAGTTTCTTTTAGGGGAATCTTAATATACACGAAAAGACCGTGTAGGTTTCCCTACACGGCCTTCGGTTGTTTGATTGTCTTAACTAGGCAAAGATAATATCTCTAATTTCTTAGAAGTATACACTCTGTGAAGCAGGCGTAAAAGCCGCTCCTAATCCCTGAACAATGATAACGTGGTAGTACAAATCTGCACCGAAGATATTATCTACAACACCGTATCGAGTCAAAAGACCGACACGAGGCGCAAAATCTTGCGGACCGATAGTACGTTGGACCATCACTGGAATATATGGACAGTATATAATACCGGTATCATAGAATTCTGGACCCTTATAGCCTAGCAATGCATATTCTACACCCTCTGTGTAGGCAGTACCATTAGGCTGGTTTCCATATCCTTGATCTCCATAAACGCTAGCGTTTTGAGCCTCTGTACGAGTATCGCGATAGACATTAAAACGTCCACCAAGATTACCGACTTTGGCGATCCCAACTGGCTGTGTATTCACGTTGCCTTGTACCGGAGCCCATTGGAACTCCGGAAGCATTTCGAGAATAGCGGCAACACGTGGCGTACAAACAATAAAGTTAGCAGCACCACGACGGTTACGTGTAGCAATTCGGTTCGCTTCGACGATAAGTCTTTGATAGAAATCTCTATTTCTCTCAACAATCCATCGGCCATCAGCAGAAGCTGGGGACCAGATAGAAAATCCAGAACCATAACCGGCATTAAGCGCAGTCTGTATCATCCGGATAATCATTTCGCGGTCGATTTCAGCTTGGATCTCGTACGCCATGGCGTTTGTGATCTCAGCATCAACATCGATACCGTTCATGTTCTTGAGGTCTTGTTCCAGTTCAACGCTCCAGCGTGCACCGAGGCGTCTAGTACCTGCTTCAACAGCGGTCTTCTCAAAAGAGATATCAACCTGAGGGATTTTGTTACTAATTTCCCAGTTCTTAAGAATCTCGGCAACGCCTTGATCCTGAGCTGAAAAATTGAAGTAATTTCCATCACCTGAAAGTTGATTTGTAGACACGCCCGTAAAGCGAGTATCAAGATGTTGCCACCCAAGCTCATTTTTTCCGTTACCGGAACCAAAGTTTGGGGCGGTTTGTCTGCCGGCACGGTTATCCGCAGCGCCTGACTTACCGTCGATGACAGTATCACCTAAAGTTTCACTGTTGTACTTGTATCGCAAAGCGAAGGCAAGTCCGACAGGTCCGCTCATTGGTTGAACTCCAACGATCTCATTACTTATCAATTCAGGGAAAGTTCGACGAATCATCGGGATGAGAATCTTCGGAAGACGTGCGTCACCTGAAGCATAGTTATCACCACTCTTTACACCAGCAGTTCCCTGCTGGCTTGAACCAAAAGCACCACCTGCCTTAGAACCGGCATACGAAGTCTCCATAAGGAGGCCTCCATCCGGGTCTTGACACCAGTCTTCTTGGTTCTCGAGCATGATCGCTGTGTTCGTGCGAGTACGTTCATCCTCAATAGGTGCAATGTTCTTTGAAGTGTAGTCCAATACTGGAGCCCACTTTTCAAGAAGCGCTTTTGCCTTATTCCCGTCGATGTATGAGTTATTTTTCATGTTTCGTTTTGTTTCCTTAGTTCAGGCCCTTTGAGCCTCATTAAAATTAGTTAAAAATTAGTTGTATTTAGCCAATTGTTCCAAATATGGGTTAATTGCTTCTCTCGATCGAGTTAAAGAGGCTTGCTCGTTAATTAGTTTTTCTCTATTAGCTGGGTGACGGAATCTAGTAGTCTCTACAGTATCTTCCTGCGTTGTTCTGCTAGTCATAGCCTCCTCCTTTAAAGTTGAGCGATGTTCATTATCTTTCCGCTCATATAGCTTTAAAGTATAGTCGAAATTTTCTTGTATAAATTCCGGCGACTTGTTATTGAGTACTCTCTTTAAATATTCTTTCTTTTTAGCTGGTAGACCTGCACTCCTCTGTTCGAGAAGTAAATTAGCAGAAACTGCTCTCAGCTTTTCATTTACTAAAGTTAATTGCTCATCTTTAGCTTTAAGAGATTCAGTCAATGTGTCCAGCTGGCTTCGACCGTCTAGGACGGCAGCTCTAACTGACTCATCTAATAGAGATGTACCAATGGATAGTTGATCACGTAAAGCGCTTAGTACAGACATCGCCTGTTTATTTTTTACAGCTTCATTAATTGCCGATTGCGGAATATTCTCTTCAATATACAGATCTAAGTAATCACTTATATGAGTAATAGTAGATTCCTTAAAGGCAGTAGCATCTGAATTTAGAGCTGTCTTAAACTTCTGGGCTACTTTTTTAAGCTTGCGAGCATTACTCTTATCTACAGATTCGACAACCTTAATGAGCTTTTTAGCATTATCACGATCAACTGCCTCAAGTACTCCGATCAATTTAGTAGAATACTCCTCATCTTGAATATTTAAGGCAATTGACTCTCTCAATACCGACCTCTCTTCGACCTCATGATTGAAGGCTTCTTCGATAGCTGCCAGCGATTCAGAGTCTAATAGACCATTAGTGGCCTCCTTTAATATTCGCTTAATATCACTCCCCTGTTGTTTAATTTTTTTCGGATCCATTATTTGTCAAAAAGTTTATTTTTACTTGCAAGCTTAATTCTGTTTTTAATTTTTGTATCAACAGCTTCTTGCAGGTGCTTTTGAGCGCTATTATAATTCTTATCTAGAATAGCCCCTATCAATTTCTTTACGTGTATTCTAGATTGTGCGTCCATTCTAATATATATTTATGCTTCCCAATGAATATTTATACTACTCAGTGAATATTTTTTATAAAACTTATAATTTGTTCTGTAATATGGTCTTTTGTCGCAACCGATCCCTTAGGTAGCTTCCTTAAAGACTTGCTAAATTTGTCATAATCTTCTTCAAACTGCCCATCATCTTTTAATACCCATTCCTTAGATTCTAATATACCATTTACAAAAGCTTCTGTAAATGATGGGTCTGCAACGCAATCGACTGCAACCAATCTCATCTGACTAACTTCGTTATAGGTCACTTTCTCATTTAATTGACCTAATGCTCTGGATGACATTCCAACAGACACACCGTCGTTAACTAATGATTGTACAATTTTCCCGCATGGCGTTGTTAGTACTTTCGATCTACCGGTAAATATATATTTTTCACCTTCCTTCTCTTCTTTTAAATTCTCTACCATGTGGCAGGCACGCTCTAAATCTAAATCAGGTGACTGTGGGTGATTTAACTCTCCCATCGCCCGCTTTTTATTAATCATTTCCTCTCGATATCTATCGACTTCCCTACGCATTT